GTCCTGTTGATAGTTCGTCTGAATCACCATACTCGTCAATTAAGAATCGTGTCATTTCATTCACATCAGACTCATATAATTCTAAGTCATCATCTTGTTTCCAATAATTTAATTTCTTAAGTCGTTCACCATGAATGGATTGATGTGCTCCATTACCATCTCTTACATAGGCGTACCTACGATACTTAGATGTAAAGTAACCTTTTTCATCATCCCAACAATGGATGATAGACTTTTCTTTTTCGAAGAATACATTTTGATACATATGTTAAATATACGAAATTATTTTGACTTTACCAAAAGTTAACTGCGTTTTCTGGCGTATAAGTTTCATGTTTTTCAATAGGTGGTAAAAACTCCTCAGGGTCTTTTGGATACGGACTTGTTTTATGTTTTAACATCTTACTAAGTTTTCGTTTCTCAGATTTGTTTTGACCTAAGATTTGAATGTACCTATGTTTAGGTGCTTCTTTCTTTCGCCAAAAACATGATTTGTTTTGTTTACCTATTTCTGTTTTTAAGTGTTCTACATTATGTGAACCCCATTTTGAGAATACAGTTCTCGAATGAATCCAATTGTAAGGATTTTCAGTTAGTGATACTGAATAGTTTGGCATTAGTTGTATATCACGACAATCTTGATATAACCAATTAGTTGCTTGGTAAATGCCACCGAGGTGTAATTGTTCAGGGTCTGCGTAACTCAATAACATCTTAATATTTGGTGCATTTTCTCTCATCCATTTAAAAGACTGACCCATTGAGTATGATTCTACATTTGAACCATATCCATCGTGTATAAACAATCTTGTCAATTCTAAACACTCATCTTTTTCTAAACCATCAATTACAGACTTAATCGCTGAACGACCTACGGGATATCCATATACCAAACAACCAATTAGTTTTTCACTACCAAAAAACTCACCATCACCCTTGTAATACACACCAAGTGCGTATCTACACATTGTCCATGCGTGAGAGTAGTGATACTTTACTATCATATGTTTTGCAACACTTTTATTGATTTCTCTGATTGAAACCTTTGAAGCGTCTACATAATGTTTATTAGGTTCTTTCAATTGGTTCTAATTTTTTTATTTCTTCTTCAAATAACTCACTCTGTTTAGGATATGGTAGTGAAGGGTATTTTAAACTCTTTAATATACGACTTTTTTTTGACTTATCCAAAATATAAATGTATCGATGCTTTCTTGGTTCTTTTTTAATCCAAAAAGTTTTACCAATTACCTTTTGTATTTTGGTGGGGTTATTAGTTCCATAATATGGAAATATTGTTCTACCATGCTGCCACTCCCCATTTTCTTCAAACTTAAATAACCAACTATCATTTGGTCTTATTCTATTTCCTTGGTATACCCAATTAGTTGACTGATATACAGTTCCTAAATGACCTGCTTTTGGGTCTGAGTATGAAATCAATCCTTTAATGTGTTTTGCGTGGGTTTTTAACCACTTAAATGTTTGACCTACAAACCAACTTTCAATGTTACATCCGTATCCATCAAATACAAATAATCTTGTGAGTTCTAATACTTCTTTTCTATCCAATAACTCTGATATTGATTGACCAGAGTGTCTTCCGATTGGGTCACCATATGTTGCAACACCGATTAACTTATCTGTCGATGAAAAGAAAGAGTGTGAGTTATCCTCAATATACAATCCCAAACAATAACTAACCTTTGTCCATATACCACTATAATGGTTCTTTATGATAATGTCCTTTGCTACTGATTTTGAGATAGGTCTTACGGATAACTTTGAAATATCTGTATACTCTTTCCCTTTAATTTTCATTGATACTCGTTAAACTCACCAAATAGTAAGTGTTTCCAAGTTTCACCTCTAACAATTTTTCTTATGTTAGCAGGTGACACTCCATTGTTTCTTGCCAATACTCTAATATTACGATGACCCACTTGCCATAATTTACGAATAGACCTTACTTGTCTTTCCGTTAATTTATGTTGTGGATGTAATTCACCTCTTAATGCCATTCTAAATCTTTTCACTAATATACGAAATTTATTTTAATTTTCCAAAATTATATCACCACTTTTCAATCCACTTGGTTCAATATCCCATAAATTGATTGCTATTGCGTGTCTTGTACCACGAGTAACTTTAGTAACTCTATGTGGATGGGCGCCTGCAGGGAATATAACCAGTCTATTATACTTTGGTTCTAATCTTTCAGGTTCACCATCTTGACCATGTGGATATATTTCAAGATAACCACCATCAATATCATTTTCCCAAGGATAGTAAACTGTTCCAATTATTGGTGTAATAATTTCGTTTGTTCTCCAGTAATGTGCTTCGTCTTTGTCAAAATGGAATGGTAGTTCATCCTTTTCTTCAAACTCCGAGTAAATGCCTGTCCAATATTCGAATCCTGTAATACTTAATGGTTCGTATGGTGAGTTCTCACCCCAAATGTATTCTATCAACCTTTTTTTAAGTGTATCGGTAGGTGAATTCCACCAACCATCCCACCACATATAACTTTTATCATTAAAAAATGTGGTGTCATTCTTTAAATCATTCAATAGACTTTCGTCTTTTATAAAATCATCTATTACTATCATAAACTTTCTACTTTCTTAAGTGCGGATGCGATTACTTGATGCATATCATAGTATTTGTACTCTGCCAACCTACCACCAAATATTACTTTATCTTGACCATCCGCAAGTTTTTTATATTTGTTATACATCTCATTGTTAATTTTATCATTTACAGGATAATATGGTTCTACCCCTCTTTCGTAAAGTTGTGGATACTCCCAACTAACATAAGTTCCTTTTTGATTCTGATTATCAAAATGTTTATGTTCTATGGTTCGAGTATAAGGTGTTTCTGAATCCGTATAGTTCATTAATGCACATCCTTGATAATTATCTTTTGATTTATACATTTTATGCATCCAATGTAAAGACTTGTATTCTAAGTCACCATATTTGTAATCGAAGTACTTATCAATCGGACCTGTATAAATTACCTTATCACCCATATCATCCCAAAAGTCTTTTTTATCAAAATAATCCGTTTCTGTAAATACTTCAATATCTTCTAACAACCTTTCAAATATCTGAGTGTATCCACCAATTGGTATTCCTTGATATTTGTCATTGAAGTAATTGTTATTATATGTGTATCTTACAGGCAATCTTTTGATAATTGACTTTGGTAACAACTTAGCTGGCTTCATCCATTGTTTTTGGGTATAACCTTTTATTAACTTTTCGTAAATGTCGTCACCAACAAGTGCTTTCGCCTGTTCTTCTAAATTAGTTGGAGTATCCTTAAATCTTTGTGATTCAATCCTTTGTTTTGCTCCTTCGGGTGTCGTTACACCCCACATTTTGTTGAATGTATACATATTGAAAGGTAACGGATATATTTCACCCTTATAGTTTGCAACTATATTCAATTGGAATTGGTGAAAATCTACAAACTGATTTATCCAATGCCAAACCTTATCATTATTTGTATGAAATATATGTGGTCCATATTTGTGTACATGAATACCTTCTATTTCTTCGGTATAACAATTACCACCTATGTGGTCTCGTTTTTCTAATACAAGAACCTTTTTACCTTTTTCTTTAAGTTCGTATGCACATACTGCACCAAAGAATCCAGAACCTACAATAATGTAATCGTATTTAGCCATTCAATCCTCTTAATGCTTTAGTATGAAGTTCTTTTGGATATTCACTTGTATCGTAATATGCGGTATCCTCTATTATAAACTGAAGATTTGGGAATGGGTTTTTTCTGTTTAAATCTACTAACATTTTAGTACATTGTAACGCTTTACTAAAGTGTTTTCGTTCCAAGTATATTTCTGCTAATCTGGCATATGATTCATTTCTGGCGTGACAAAACTCAACACTTTTATTCAACCACTCTATTTGTTTATCAATTTGACCTATCCACTTGTATGCAGCTGCTATTCCAACACAACACCAATAAGAAAATTCATCTCTTGTAGATGATACTAAATTATTCTCTTTATACTCTGGATTTACTTTATACAGATATTGTTCAAAATAAAATATACATCGTCTTGCAAACTCTTCCCTATGGTCTTCACCAAATGGAAAATTATCACCAAGTGTATCGTGATAGGATTTTGCTATGTAGAATAAATGATAATTATCTTCTAAGACTTTATTGTTTGGGACTACATCAAGTTCTAAGTTTAATGCATCTTTTAAAAACTTCATTGGTTGTAACCAAGTTTGTCCATCATTAGTTAGAATGTGTCTAAACTTTTTGTCTAATGGTACTCGTTGAAATTCTTCACCAACATCATCTCTATCTAAATAAATTGTCTCATGCGCTTTTTCTGGGTAGAATGCCCATGGTTCTTTTGCATTCCATAACCAAGTTCTAAAATACTTTACACCTGGCCCTTGACATGGTACATTGAAACTCTGAATCGATGTATCGTTAAATACGGACCAATCAAAATCATCATCTACTTGTAATTGTTCATCTGCATCAACTCTAAGTATCCAATCACACCCATGGTCTGCACTTAATGCAGTTTTTATACAATGGTCTCTGTTTATTCCATGACCCTTCCACCAATCTAATTGATATAAGAAACCAGGTATTCCTTTAGCTTCAAAGAAGTTCTTAATTATATCTTGTGTTCCATCAGTTGAACCATTATCTTGAATAACCCAATAGTCGATATACTCGTAAACACTCTCTAACATCCTTGTGATGACATGAGCTTCGTTATTTACCATCGTGTTAAAACAAAACTTTGCAGTAGTGTTCTTCATAACTTATTAATTGTTTTTATGCAGATAGATATTCGTTTACAGGTTTTACACCAATGTGTCTTTTTACTTCAACTCCACCTTCTAATAACACAACAGTCGGTACACTTCTGATTCCGTACTTTTGTGCAAAGTCTGGTTGTTCATCTACATTTATTTTATTTACAGGAATAGTATTCCCCACCTGCTCCATTACGGGACTCAACATTTTACATGGACCACACCATGGTGCTGAAAAGTACAAATATTCTTTCATTACTTACCTTTTTTTAATTAACCATCGCAGGATACACAATCGGGGTCTAATGCTCGTGCTGCGATATCACCACGAAGGACAGATTCCGTTCTCATATAATATAAAGTTTTGATTCCTTGTTTCCATGCTTCTAAAGTAACTTGATTAATCCACTTTGGACTTGCTTCAGATGGAAATGCCAGATTCAACGAAACTCCTTGGTCAATATATTGTTGTCTAACACCCGCTTGTCTAACCAATTCTAATTGATTAATCTCTTTGAATGTTTTAAAAACATCTTTGACCCAAAAAACTTGGTCTTTATCAAATGCTTCTTGGGAGATGTCTTCTCTTTTTAAGAGTTTAGCATCAACATATCCCCAATCGTCCAATTCTTTAATATCTTGAACTGAACCACCATCTTCTAAAACTTTATCCCAAGTTCCTTTTTTGTTAATACCCACTTTCCTAAATACCTTTTCTAATTCAAGGTTTTTACGAATGAATGTTCCCTTTGCCGTTTGTTCCGTAAATACATTGGAAGGCCAAGGTTCAATTCCTGCGGATACATTACCACTTAATTTAGAATTAGAAACAGTAGGAGCAATTGCTCTTAAGTGTGTGTTTCTAAATCCACTATCTTTACACCATAATGGTTCACCATACTCGGTAGCCATATCTCTTGATGCTCTTTCTGATTCAATCTTTAACTGAGAAAAAATCTTACGAGTTTCAAATTGAGCAGGTAATCCTTCAAAGGAAATACCTTTTCTTTGTAAGTAAGTGTGCCATCCTAAGACACCCAAACCTAATGCTCTACCTTTTTCTGCTGAACGAACTGCGTTTTCAAATCCTCTCATATTCTTAGCTTTTTGTAAGAATTCTGAAAGTACACCATCTAAAAAGTATGTAGCGGTGTATATTAAATCTGTATCTTTCCACTCATCATACTTTGCTAAGTTGAGTGATGATAAACAACAAACAAAACTATGTGATTCGTCTGTATGTAATGTGATTTCAGAACAGATGTTTGTCATATGAACTTTTAATCCATTGTTTTTGTACATTGGTGGATTTGCTTTGTTGATATTACCTTTATACATTATATAAGGTTCACCTGTTGCTTTTCTTTTTTGAAGTACTTTACCCCATTTTCTTCTTGCTTCTGGGTCAGCTTCTTCCAATCTTCTCATAAACTTATCACCAACAACTACACATTGATGTAAATTCAAACATTGTCTGTTTACATCACCTTTGGGTTCTCTGATTTCAATCCATTCATCAAAATCACCATGTTCGATGTTTAAGTTTACGGATGCTGCTCCTCTTCGTACTGCTCCTTGATTTGTAGCAAGGATTGTAGAATCATAAATCTTTGCAAATGGTACAACCCCATCTGATGTTCCATTTTGAGTAATATTAGAACCTGCAGGTCTAATCATATTCAAACCTACACCTACTCCACCACCATGTTTGGCGAGTAACATCATCTCTAAGTTCTTCTTACCGATATCATTTATTGAGTCTGCCACATCAATTCCAAAACAACTTATTGGTAGTCCTCTATCTGTACCTGTATTTGATAGTACAGGTGATGCTAAATTTAGCCAACCTTTCCAAATGTAATCAAAGAATTTTGATGCAAGTTGTGGTTTTTCTAATCTACGAGCTACTGCCGTTGATACTCTCCAATATGCATCTTTTGGTTTTTCTCCAGGTAGTAAATAACCATTTGATATAGTTTTTACATATATTTCTGTATTTGCCCAAACAGGAAAATCCGTACCTATTTCCCACTCTAAATGTTCTGCGTGATTCTTCATAACTTGTTTTCTTAAAATATGTCGTCCCAATCTTCACCTTCATTTGCCTTACTATAATCAGTAGGCCTCAAAGCGAAGAAGTCCGTATGTGTTTGTCCACCTGTTAAGTGGTAGAACCAATCTAAATTAGATGCTTTTTCCTCATCAAAGTCAAAGATACCATTATATCCCAATTCTTTTAATTTAGAGTTTGTTCTTGATTTTATAAATTCTTTTAAATTGTCTGATTTTAGATTTTCCAAATCACCCATCTCAAACATTTTATCAATGTACTTAATTTCAAGGTCAACAATTAATCTTGCTGCCTCTTCAATTGATTCTTTACATTCGTCTAATAATTCTGGATATTCATCACACATATGTCTGAATAACTGACATCCCATCTTGGAATGTAAAGATTCATCTCTTACAGACCATTTCATTTGCTGACCGATACCTTTTAACTTGTTTCTCATTTGAAATGAGTAAAGTACTGCGAATGAAGAATATAACGCCACACCCTCTGTAAATGCTGAGAATATAGCGAGTGATTTTCCTACTTCTTTTCTTGCGTCTGAATTAGATTTTAAATCTTCATGAGTGTATCTGTTTGTTATACTTGCAAGGTTCTCAAATCTCTCTGCCGTTGCAGGTTCATGTAAAAATGCCTCAAAGTCTTCTAAACCTAATGATTCGTTTAGATATGAATATGCCGTTGCGTGTATTGTTTCTTGTGAACCAAACATCATTGCCATCTGTTTTATCTCATGCTTTGGAAACCAATCGGTAACCATATTAGTCCAATAATCAGATACCGCACATTCAGTTTGTGCAAACCCAAGTAATATATTACCGACTAAGTTTTTTTCTTCAGGTGTTAAATGTTCGTTCCAATCTTTGATATCCCCTTGCATTGGAATTTCAGTATGTAACCAAAATGCCTGTGCCTGTTTCAACCACCCTTCTGTATAATATTCAGGGTATTCAAAAGGTTTAAATGGGATACGATTGTCAAATAATGCCATAGTAATTTTTATAGATTTATATTATACATTTATGTTATTGTCGGTTTTAATATATATGATTAAAAATCGATATCACCCGACATTTCTTTATATTTTTGCGCTAATTCCTTTCTTACTAAACTCTCCCCTTGTTTCATCTGGGTAGTAGTTTTTCTACCATCAATGGAATCATCGTTGTAAATATGAATTTGGCCTGTTGAGAAGTTTGCTTTAGATGGGAATGTCATTCCATCTGGCCCAAACCTATTTTTAATAACATGCCATCTACCCGTTCCTGCAAGTTTGTCTTCTATTTTACGAGATAATGATACTACAAAGTCTGCGGTCATCATTTTAGAGAATGAACCTGCGATTTTTGTACCTGTAATAATATCATCTTCTGCACCACTTCGATTAATCTGTGATGCCGTATAAACGGGAACTTCATATTCACCTGCCATACCACGAAGGTCTTCAATAATTTCTTCTAACTCTTCGTGTCGTTTTTCTTTCTGAGGACCTCTAAGTAAGTCTGCGTAATCAACAATAACTACATCAGGTTTCTTACCTTGTAAAATCATCTTGTCCATATGGGCTTTTAATGATGTTACACCTGCGGTTTTGGTTGGATAATGTTTTACAACTAAGTCACCCTTTACATTTTGGACTGCCTTCTCGACATCTTCCATATTAAATTTCAAGTTTCCTACTGCTACTCCACTTAGTACGGCATCATATCTCTGACCAACATAACCTTCATTTAATTCAAGAGTATAGTGTGCTACTATCTTCCCTTGTTTCATTGCGTTAACCCCAATGTTTACCAACGACCAAGATTTACCAATACCAGGAGGTGCTGCGAATAAAACTAACTCACCCTTACCAAAACCACCTTGTGTAATTTCATCAATAACTTGCCAACCTGTTGAGACTACATTCCTAACTGTATCTTCATATCTTTCGGTAATCATAGATTTGTACTCATGACCAATATCAGAATCTTGACCTGCTTTCATAGCAGTATCAATGTTTTTCTTTATCATATCATATTTCCCACTTTCTAATAATGGTACTGAATCTAAGATTGCGTTTTTGATAGATTGATTTTTACAGAAGTCAAGAACTTGCTCTTTTACAAATTCCAAATCATCACTTTCTAAATGATTCCATGCAAATTTTAATGTATCAACTACCGAAGTTTTTAATACATCTCTTTCTATGGTGTTTATTTTGACTTTGAGAACATCTAAGGTTGGCATCTTCTCAAATTCATGCATATACTTTAGGATATTTTTTACTAACCACTCTGCTGATTCAGCATCAAAGTACTCTGGCTTTATAATATCATATATCTGTCGTGTAAACGACCTATCTGATAATATAGAAGATATAACTTTATTCTGAAATGAGGTACTGAACTTACTTCCTAATTTTTCCATAGACTACAATATACGAAATTATTTTTTAATATCAAAGTGATTCTTAAGATAATTGTCTAATGATGTAAATGAATTTCTTAACCACGAATCTACATTTGCAAATGCGGTGTATAATTTGTCATACATAAACATCTTTTTGAACTCTACTATGTTTAGTTGAGGTTGATGTACATCCATCATTTCTCTAACATTAGATGTAATTGATGAAGATATCTCAGGGTCAGATAATTGCATTAACCCATAATTCATATTTATTGTATCTAAATTGTCCATAAGTTTTTTTGACAACTTCTCATCACACTCTTTAGAACATTTCTCTATGAATGTGTCTAAAGAAAGGTGATTTTCCGTTAAAAACTTCATTTTAGATTCAATTGTCTTAATACCAACACCATTTACACCTTTTATGTTATCTGATTTGTCACCCATTAAAACTCTGTAAAATATAAGATTTTGTGCACTTACTCCGAAGTCTTCTTTAACCTCTGTTTCAGTATACATTTTCTTTTTAGTGGGTGTATACACTTGGATTCGGTGATTTACTAATTGTAAAAAGTCCTTATCAGATGAAAGAATAGTTACCTGCTTTTCAAAGTAGTGATTTGCAAGATATGCTATAATATCGTCTGCTTCTACATAATCTATATAAGTCATTGTTATCGGTAATATCTGTAAGTACTCAATTAATCTCTTAAATTGATTCCTCATAGATACTCGTTGGTCTTCTAAGTCCTCATATCCTGCAAGTCTATTTAACTTAGTTAACCCCGTTCTACCTTCCTTATATCCCTTATATACGGACTTTCTTCTGTTTGAACCACCTTTTCCATCAAAGACTATAATAACACGAGTTGGTTTTAATCTTCTAATCGTTGCAGCGGTGGACAAGAGAAACCCTGTCACACCACCACAATGTTCACCATCATCATTTAAAGCAGGTACTGCTCCAAATACTCTAATGAATTGATTAAGACCATCAATGATAAGAACTCTATCATTGAGTGATTCATTTTTAGTTGTATTATATTCTTTGTTTACTTCCTCAAGAAGTTCTGCGTATTTACTATTCATCAAAATCTGTTACTTCAACATTATCAATATTTGCCTCTTCACTTGATTTCTTGTATGCCATAATATATGAATTACAGATTTCTTCGTAAAGAGATTCTTTTAGCTCAGGTCTCTCTTCGAGAATGTCTTCAAAATTCTTTGCTTGGAATTTTAGTTCCTCACCTGTCGTTTTGTCAACATAAGTGTACCATGCACCACTTTGAGTTACCAACTTATATGTTTTCATCATTTGTAACCATGAACCATAATTGTCGATACCACTATCAAAGTAGATATCATAGTCAACTGAACGAAGCGGTGGCCCCATTCTATTCTTGATAACTTGAGCACGAGTTTTGATACCAACTACTTGGTCAACCCCACCTATTTTAGATTTAAGTTGTCCCATAGATTTTAGTCTTAGTCTACAAGATGAGTGGAATGCGATTGCTTTACCACCACTTGTAGTCCAAGGGTCACCGAATGAAACACCTAATCTTGTTCTTAACTGATTTGTGAATATTAATGAGATTCGTTCTCTACCAATAAGATTAGTAACTTTTCTCATAGCTTTAGAGATAATAATAGCTTTCTGAGTTGCATAACCTGCTTGGTCATAATCTGCTGATAACTCAACCTTAGTTGATGCACCAGCAACAGAGTCTACTACTATTGTTACTAACTTCTTCTTATCAGAACCTCTTACAGATTCTATAATAGAGTCGATTGCTTCAAATATATCTTCTACGGATTCAAGAGGAACATATAACATCTTTTCGATATCAATTCCAATAGCCGCCAAAAACTCAGTATTACAAGCATTCTCAGTATCTATGTAAACACCAAGACCACCCTTCTTTTGAGTGTCTGCTATTGCGTGTGCAGCTAGTAATGATTTTCCACTTCCTTCTAAGCCAGTAATCTCAGTTATACGACCTACTGGTAATCCACCATTTGGTCTGTTTGAGATTGCCAAATCTAACATTGGAGAACCTGTCGAAACCCACCCATCAAGGTCAGTTGGAGTTTGTTCCCCACCATCCAAGAAGTAAGCCACCTTGTGGGTGGACTTAAACTTCTTGTTTAGATTGGTAGCTAAGATGGAAGATAGTTCATCACGAACTGATTCTTTCTTCTTCTTTGCCATAAATTATTCGTTAAATAAGTCGTCAAACGCCTCTTTTACATTACTTGCTGGAGAGGTTGCAGTTGTAGTTTCTTTAACTTCAACTTTAGGTTCTTCTTTTTTATCAGAAACTTCACCTGTATCTAACCATTCTTTCAACATTCCTTCCATTTCCTCATAAGAAACTTTTTTGAACATATCACCAAGAACGATTTGGTCTTTAGAGGTTTCTAAAATGTTCTTATCCTCTGAGATAGGTGTTGTATTAGGTTTTACTCTGATGTATGTCTCAGGATAAGTTTTACCTAATTCTGCAGCAGTTTTAAATTCTACTGTTACATCTCTACCATTCACAGGGTCAGTTAAATCACCATAGTCAGGGTCAGCGAAGAATCCAAGAAGTTCTTGGTATACATTCTTACCGAATCCCCAAAACTTAACACCTTCAGACTCTTCACCTCTAACGATGATAGGAACATAAGTTCTCATCTTTGGAGTTAATTTTCTTGAAAGTTGGTAATCGTTTCTGTCACCTGTTGCTTTCAACTTTTCTGCAAACTCTAAAATAGGGTCTGCTTCACCAAAAGAACTTGGGCTGATAATGTTTTTACCACCAAATCCAAAATGGAAATAAAGTTCGATGAACGGGTTAGAAGGATTGTGAACATAAGGAAGAATCCTTACTTGTTGTTTGCCGGGTTGTGGTTTCCACAAGTTGTCGGTCTTTGTTACTTTGGTCTGAAGAGAATTCAGACGATTGCGGATTGCGTTTAAATCAATTGCCATAATTTACCTTTTTTAATTATTAATTATTTATGTTAGTCACTAATATACAACATTTGGTTGACAAATCCAAATATATTCTTAATTATTTTTTATTTTGTTCTTTTCAGTACTACTATAAATATGTAAAAATATTTAATAACGCAGTTTATATGAATTAAATCAGATTAGTTAGTATTCCCTCATTGACGAGTTCCAAATAGTGGTTTCTGTAATCTATATCTTCCATATCACCTTGTCTTAATTCAATAGGAGTACTGTATTCTTGATTCATTGCGAAAATACGAACTGACTCTTCAAAATCAGGTATTCTATCATATAACTTCATACCATCATAGTACTCAGCAAACGGACTCTTTGCGTCCCAATTTGTATGAATCATTAAATCTTGCTCGTACCATTTGTATCGTTTACCTACTTGTAATGTTCCTGTTCCCGTTAACAACTTACTTCGAGGTTTACTCCTATCGTATGGATTTTGGATTGGTCGTCTAGCATCCTTTTCATAATACCATGGCCATTGTTCGTGTTGAAACATCCAAAACCCATCTTTAAATTTTGTTTTAGGTGCATATGAGTGTTTAAGCATTGGTTCATGAACTTCAGAATCAAAATTAGAACCACCTGAAATATGCTTTACATAAGTGTAATATCTTTGAAAGATTTTGTATTGTTCTTCTGATGGACTATTAATGAACACAAGGTCAATACATTCCCATGCCATTCTGAATATCTTTATTACATCTTCGTGTAGTATTGGTCTAACTAAATCCCCATACTCCCCAAATTGAACTTTAAGAAAATCTAACTGCTCTCTTGTAAAGTCGTGTACTAAATATATCCATTTGAATTGTTCAGAGTCTACAAATTTTTGAATTAACTCATCATCAGTATAACCGACTATAACCGCAGTTCGTTTTGGTTGAAAATCAACTGGTATAGATTTACCACTACCTATCTGATAATTGTCTTTATGAAAATTGTGTCTTTTGATACATGATAACATATCATCAAGACCATTATAACTTTTTTGCATATAACTTAGTTTACATTGACTATTCTAAATAAACTTGTATTTAATATTTTGTATCCATCACCTTCTGTTAGAATCATAGAGTTTCTATAACTATCCCAATCAATTTTATATGTTTTATCCTCAACACCACCATTTAAGTCTACAATCAATCTATTCAATGCGTTGATTGTGTAAATAGTGTTTGACTCTTTCTTACGATGTGCTAATATAGTACTTCCTAAGAATTTTCTTTCATTGTTTGGTATGATGTTATAACTAATCACTAATTCTTGTGATGGTTTTAATTTTAAAATAAATATCTTTCTACTATAAAGGATGAATGAGTCTTGAATAGTTTCTAAAACCGATTCAAATTCAGCTTCATTAGTAAATGTACATAATAATTGCGTTCTCACCCATATCCCTTATTTTATCTTTAAAGCTGATTTAACTTTTCCTAATGGAAGTTCTTGTGTACCTTCAAAGTTGTAACTATATCTACCAGATGAATTAGTTCCCATTCTAAATTGGGAATATTTCATATCACCTGTTGTTTCATTTATACCTGTTAATCCATATCCCGTCATTGTGAAATACTTACCATCTTTTGCGTTTGTTCTTAAAAAGAATACCGTTGTATCTGATAAGTCTTTTGACAACTTGTCTTGTACAAATTTTTCAGAACCAGGAAATTGTTTATATGTAGTTCCTTTTCCATCTTTATCTACACCAAAGACTTTATATAAAGGTAATGTTGTTTTACCATATATCATTTCTTTCTCTATCTCTATTAGTTGTGAGTATAACTTTTTTGCATCGCCAGATAAATCACCCAATATACTTTTAAGTACGATTGCTGATTGAAAGTTTGTCAATAACTTAGCAACAGTATCTTTTGATACAGGTGCAGTTAAAGAGAGTTTTTCATATCCGTTATAGTAAAATGCTGGATTTGATATAGCTGAACTATACAATGCTTTTAGTTTAGTATCCACATTAGTTACTAATTTATCTAATACTTTTTGATTTGTTGCAATTTGTTCAAAAGAATCATATATAGATGGTTTCTTAGCTTCATTTAGAATACCTTCATGTAACCCTGCTCTTAGTAATTCTTTTTCTAATTTTTTAACTTCAGATTTTGGAGATTTTTTTAATCCCTTGAATATCTTTTTTGAGAATCCAAATAAGAATTTTCCTAATTGAGAAATTTTCTGTAATAAGTTAGAACCAATACCTTTTATAAAAGCAACACCCTTATTTAAAAAGTCTCTTAATCCCTCATTCAATTGAACTGACTCTAATGCCAAATTCTTAACATCCTCAGTACCCAATAACCCATACTTGTCTTTTAAGAATCCGTATATTTTACCTAATTGAGCTCCACCTTCTGCTTTTTTGAGTGATACTTGTATAAACTTAATACTTGTACCAATTATTGTACAAACACCCTTTTTATCATATTCAACAGGTAACCCTTCACCTAACTTAGATATAAGTTCAGACGATGGGACATTGGATATAACACAATCAGCAGTATTATCTTTTACACCATCTACTAATTCAGAACGCTCAGTAGCTTGATAATATCCTTTTATATTTTTATGAGTTATAAATGCACCTTTAAATTTCATATCATCTGTAAACTTGGTCATACCTGCCATTAATTGTGCTATCAAGAAATAATCACCAAGTGGCATTGTATCTAATTTAGATAAAATCTCATTAGGTTTTGCGTATTCTCCACTACTTCCCAATGCTTTTACAAATTTCTGTTTTACATCGTTAGTAACTTTTGGTAAAGTTTCTTCGGTAGCTGAATTTAATTGTTTAAGTATACTGAAACCATTTACATATGTTCCCATACATTGTGCAGTTTCCATCGTTTCTGTATCAAAGTTTACATCAGTTGGTTTAGAACCTTTTCTCATTTTACCAAATAAAGACTGAATGTTTCCATTACTTGCAGTAATTATATAATTTTTACCAGTATCTTCAGCGGATACATATACAGTTTGACCATTATTTATTTTTACTTGAACACCATCTTCAGTAGGTGCTATTTTAGTAAAAGGTCCTTTAGGTACTTTTTCACCTTTTGGTAATCCCATTTGTAATAAATCTGCGGTATTTTTAAGTGGTATGAATTTATCACCTATTGCATATTTGTTATCATATATGGAAGCTTCACTAAGGAGTTGTCCTAATTGAATTAGTATATTTTCTTTTACTTTTTCTTTATCCTTTAACTTGTCTTTTTCAATCTGAGTCAACATTCCAAATTTGTCAATCTCTTTTTCGTCACCAGAGTCAGGTCTTTCTTCTTCTGGCTCTTCTTCATTATCTTTATCAAACTCTTGAATTAGAATATCAGCTTTTGCTTCACCAACCTCATCTATAAGATGATAATAAAAAGATTTTAAGAATTCTTCAGTATAAATACCTTCAGTAAGTTTAGTGTCTATATCAGACCAAACCTTCCGTAATATTCTATCTACTATGTTTTGGGATTTCTTCATAACTATAAATACCTAAATATTGGTCTTAACCATATTATCATAATTGTTTCCAATTTCTATCTCGACAGGGAATCCATCTTTTTCCATTATTGATTTAACTTCCCTAATGTAATTCTCTTCGTTTGCGTCAACATCGAACAGAATCGAGTCGTATGTATATAATATAGGTACTGACTTTTGATTCAAATTGATTTTTGACAATTTATCTAATATAAATATGTTTCTTTCTGTTTCAAGCGCTTGTAAAACATAATTAAATAATTTATTTTTATTTAGATTCTCATCAAATTTAATTTTTCTTTGTAAAATAGGTGTAACCACTTCACGATTTCGTAAGAAATCTAACCATAGTGAGTTTATGTAATCTGATGTTTTTTTGAAAAATGGTATGTGATAGTACTCATCTTCCACCCCACCATATAGTTGTCTAAATGTGATTGCCTTTGCTTGACTAATATCTTTTCCATATTGATTTGCCAACCACCCATGTGCTTTCTTATCTAATGGAATATCTATGCCAATTAGTTTTGATATGAGTCGAATGTGATATCCATCGAAATCTAATTGGCACAATTTACCATTTTCGAATCGTGAAATAAATCTACTACGAGTACCATCATTTTTCTTAAGTGCTGCGTAATTTACTCCACCAAATGTATTGGATGGTCGTGATGTTGTAGTAAGTGTATTATATTGAGTATGTTCAAGTGTATCTAAATCCGTATAAAGTCCATTCTTTTCAACCCATTGTAATGATTTCGCATATAGTTGTGAGAATTTAGAAATTTTTGAGTCGACAAAAAGTTTCTTCCAATCTTCGAATTGTTCGTAGTGTTTCCATATAGGAATAAGGTCATTTGCTTTAGGTGCCTGTCGTCTTCTGAATATAGTGTAGATGGGTTTCTCTTGTACATCGAATGATTTAGCTTGCCAAAAGAGTGACATTTCTAAATCATACATATTGGGTAAGAAATCATAGTGATATAGAAAATCTTTCATTCCTACTATGTAAACTTCTTTAAAGTTGTGAAACTCTACCTTTTCGTCTATTTTACTTGCGTCTATGTTGTTGTAATTAACAAATAGGTCTAATGTACCATCTGATATGATTAGTGCGGATACTCGTGTCTTTATAGGGTGTTTATCTAAACTCGTAAGTATAGGGTACACCAATATCCTTTCCCGATAGAGTTGGGATATATGTTTCTTAAGTTGTTTGTTGCTATCTACAATTTTCATCCGTAACTAATATACGAAACTTTTATGAATTATCCAAATTAATATCCGATAAACTCTAAGTCAATACCACTTACCAATCCTTTTTCAGCATAGTAAGGATACTCTTCGCTTAACCAATAGTTTTGAACATTATCAAGTTCGTTTATAACTTCTTCGTATAATTCTGAAGTATCATCATCACTTCCGTATGATGCTCCCCATTGGATTCCACCACAAAGTTGTATCAGTTCATTGAGTTTATCCCAATTATTTTTATTGTTCTTAATACTAAGTAATATCTCAGCTTTCATCAATTCTGCTACTTTGTCATTGTGGTCATACATTTCTTTTGACCATGGTTTTGTGATTTCAATTCCGTATTTCATATTTTTCATTTTATTTATACATTATTACTACTGACCCAAACTTGTCATCAAACACTTTGATTAGATTATCATAATCACCACTTGTCATTTCTTTCATTAGTGGTTCAAATGGAACACCCACTTGTTTACAAAGGTTTTTTGCAACTCCTAATATGTAATATGCATTACCTTGAGGACCTGTCAAGTCTATTTCAATTTTTCCGTTACTTTTTGGTTTTGATTTTATCATATCTCTTAATCTTACACTACTAATATAGTGATAATATTTGAGACTACCAAACTTTTAATGTTAAGAAATTGTTAAATTTTTGCACCTTGTTGTAAGTTGGTAAGATATCGTTCAAGGCCTAAAAATGTATTCTGATACAACATAATTGTTCTTTTATTGGTATCAATAATACCTTTTTCTTCTGGTGTATCATTTAAAGGTCCAGCAATTTTCCATTTTAATTCGAGTTTCTGATAGTATACACTCTCTAACTCACCAAATCCTTCTTCACTTAGTTCATTAATAATGGAACTTCCCTTTCTTTTGTAAAAATACCTTGTTGCAAAAGAATTGTCATAATCTTCTTGAGTTGGTTGAAACAAATGAGGGTCAGGTATTACAAGATTTTGTTCATAATCTTCAACTGCCTCTTTTAATACATTATATTGAAAAGTATTTTTCGCAAGTTGTTCGCTCAATATATAAAGTGGTACTAATTTTACAGATACATCTTTTACATATACTGGCTGAGTATATATTTCTCCTGTGTTGGTATATTTGTGATATTGCCCAACCCATTCGTCACCATCATCAGTCATCCATTCACCACCCTCGGTGTATAGACCCTTTTGGATACTTCCTTCTGGATAATATATTCTTCGTCTTCCCATTATGCGTCAATCATCATTAAGCCAGATATTTTAGTAGACCAATCACCACCATTAAATTCTTGACCAATTTTTGTTACTATAAAATATGCTTTATTTTTTATTCTCGATGGTAATCTATCAACGCTAAAACAATCTCCATATTTTGGTAAATTGTAACCATCAACAGTAAGTTCACATTCTAACCCATAACTAATGTTTGGGTTATATTTTTTATTGTTATTTTTTACATATGCTTTCAATGCTTGTTTTGCACCTGTAATATCATCTTCACTAATATTATCCCCAAGTGATTCAATTGCTTTTGCTAAATCTCCTGCGTAATCATTAGCATTTTCTCCAATAGAACCTGGATAACACCCACCGAAAACTGCGTCTAATTGTGGTGAACCCTCACCATCCATAGCTGCTGCAGTTGCTAACGCAATTAGGTCTGAGTCTAAATTAGATGTAAGACTGCAATCTCTAACACCATTTGCAAAACCTTTTGTTAATCTAATCATTGTTGGATTTACTTGTTTTTTAGCTGCAGTACCCTTATTTAAAATTAGAAATTTACCTTTTTCAGACTCATCCGAATCTGGGTCATTGTATAAAAATAATGTAAGATATCCACCTGAGTTTTCATTTATTTTATTAAATATTTTTTTTAAGAACATAGATGTTGCTATCCTATTTGGAGAATCTTCTTTTCCTGGTGGATTTTTTAGTTCTTTCATTGTGGTTTGCAGAAACCCAATTTGAACCCAAATACCTGCCAATGGATTACTACCTTTTGTTAAAGCGCTATAATCTGCATTAGGACCATACTTCGATGCCCAACCAAATATCATTTCTAATGGATTTGCTGATGCTATTTTTGAATCATTTTTTGTTTTTATTTTTATTTTAGAATAATCAAACTTTTGAGCTGCAGTACCGGCAACACTTTTAGAATTTTTATTAACATAGTCAATAAACTCATCTAATCTTACATATGGTAAAACATTATCTGTTGCACTATTAAAGAACGATGACCATCCCGTATTTACCATTTGGTGATTAACCAATCCAATTTTAGGTTTACCTGCACCACCACTTCTAACTTGAGCTTTACCCTCTGCAGGTTTACCCGTTAGTTTTGATGAGATTCCAACAAGGTTTGTTATTAAGTCGGTTGATGGGACTTCTTTACCAGACTCAGGGTCTTTAACTGTTTCTTTACCTACATCTTTTAAAGTCATGTAGTCAACATCTAAAACACCATCTGCCGCTCCTGCTACTTTTAAACTAACATCGTAACTTAAATCAGAGTTAATAGTGAAATTAAATCCTGTGATTTCACCTGTTACTGTTTTTGCATTTCCACCAACCCATCCTATCGTAATCTTTACTCGTTGTCTTGGTGTCATAAAGTTTTTTTCGATATGGTCAAAATGAGCTTGATTATAAACTTTACAATTACAACTTGCTTCAAATAACATTGCGTCTGATATATCTTGCCCACCATCGTTATTTATAGAAATACTTTCTAATACAGGAAAAGGTGTTAATCTACCACTATCATCTGTAAGCAAGTCTGCGTGTGTAGAACTATTAGTAATACTTTCTATTGACTTAAATGAACTGGAAGAACATTTAACAATTCCACCACCTGTAAGTGTAATTTTTCCATAAGCTCTACTGTGAAGTCCTACTCCTGAGACACCAATGCTACTTGCATTACTTGACATTTGCTGTGTTGGTCTTGGCAATGCTCTTGCACCTAATTGAAAACTCATAACTTAATCTTCTATTTTATTTAACGCATCATACTCACTTACAAACTTTAGTGTATCGTTGGGAATTCTTAATTGTATTCCAACTTCTGGAAACAAAGTACCTTTTCCTATATTATTAGCTCTGGCTATAATCCACCACAATGTAGGGTCTGAATAATATTCCCATGCTAAATTATCTAACCTATCACCTTCTTTTGTTATAATGTAAGTATCATTAATTTCAGGATTTATTATAGGATATACTAATGTAGTAGAGTACTTTCGTTCACCCTCTTTTTTAATTACTGGTATGTTATCGTATCTTTTCATATTTAACTCGCACCTTGAATTCTAAAATCACTACTAAAAACAAATACCTCACCACTATCATATTCGTGTATATTATTTCCAAGTACAGTAGCACCTACCGCAACATCAATACCCATTGGTAATCCAAAATCTACATCCCATGCAACCTCGTCTGAGTATGTATATGATAATGATGTTAATATCATTGGTGTTTCTACATACAACTTACCAACTGTTAGTTTTAATTCTTTGTTCGTACTACTACCCGGCGCAGTATATCCTGCTCCTGTATAATTTGGCATTGTATAAGTTGCTAATCGTTCTAACTTAGTCCACAATGGTTGCATCTCAACTCTTGATGTTGGGTATACTTTAAAATTAAATGATATGTCTCGTTTAAATGACTCATAAACATATACAGGTTCTGCTCTACCACTATATTTTATTTCAGTATAACTTGGTGAGAAGTTCTCTGCTAACCCTGTTACAGTTCCTCTAAATTGTAGATTACTCTTGTCAGTACCTAATCTGAAAACTAAATTAACTAAGTCTGATTGAATTGTGTCACCAATTTTTGATGCTTGTATTTTATCGTAATGCGATGACCAATTAGTAAGCTTTGAGTCATCATATGTCATGTCCGTTTGACCAGTTCTAGCCTTACCATCTACATAGACAGGTTTACCTGGACTTGGGAAGCTAAATTTTGTTTCTATACTTTCTTTGTCATAGTCTTTTGATTCTGCATTACCCCTTGAACCACCATCTAACTCTTTCCTAAAATCAGATGGCTTTACAGGTGTAGCTCCAAGCTGCGCTCTATCATCTGCCATATCCATTAACTGACCATGAGAAATCATCATATAATCCCCAATGTCAACAATATCTGGCCCTACTAATCCATCTGATTTAACAAGGTTTGGTTTGTTATCTTCATTGAACTTTTGTATTTTACCTAATTGTTCTACTACACCATATTTCTTAAGGTCTTCTGGGTCAGTTGGTATAGATTTAAAATATGTTTCTTCAGTTTCTTCATTTTTTTCTTTAAAAAAGAACTTTTGAGTGTAATCAGATAGACCTGTAATTTTATTACCAGTTGCGATTGCACCCAATCCTTTTATAAATGAATTTGTGTATCTTTTTACAAAAGTCTGACCAATACCATATAAGGAATCAGTACCACCACTAAATGTTTTTAAGTCACTACCAATTTCAATCGTACCAAAACTATCATATAACGAAATTAGATTATTTTTTGGTTTTTGAAGATTACCTTCAATGACACCACCTATTTTTGTGTATTTTCCTAGCGTATCTAATCCAAGGATACCACTTCTATCAGGTTTAAATCCTATTTGTTGACCACCTATCGCAGCTAAGAAGTTTGCAGGAGTCCAAATTTTATTATATGTGTTACTTCTCTGATTTCCAATTTGTGTTGCAGACCATAGTAAACCTTTTACTGATAAAAAGAATGAACCCATCCTTACTAAGTCTATTGCAGCTCTTTCAGTTGAAGCAACTGCTCCACCACGAATTAAACCATCATCAATTGGGAATCCAAATCCCCAACTTTGAGGTTCACCTTTTTTCTTTCGTTGTATACCTCTTAAAACATATGGTTGAGGTATTAAACTAAATTTATTTGCTTCTGGGTCTTGAAGATTGAATTTAGAGTACATTTCGTCTAAGAAAGATGGCGATTGTCTTTGTTGTAATAAATCACCAATACTTGTATATGAATCTATGTATCTATCACCATCTGGTGAGTATCTTTGTGTATCACCAATTGCTTTTCCTACCTTATATTGACCATATCCGGCTTGAAATGATATTCCAGGACTTTGTTGACTAAAATTACTTAATAATGACGATGCGTTATCAAATTGAGTACCATTTATACCTGTAAATTTAGTATCATCTTTGGTTCTCATAAATGGTGAGAATCCAACTGCTTTATCATCGGTAAAGAAATTAACCTGTTGTGGTACTTCAAGTCCTTGACCTTCTAAGTTACCATTGAAAGTAAAATCATTAGGTGTCGTTTCACCTTTAAATTTATCACCTTGTCCTGCAACTGGTGGAGTCGTTTCACCTAAAAATGATTCACCAGTTTGTTTTAACATTTCGTTAGGTGTCGTTTCACCTAAAAACTTAGAACTTCTATCTGATTCATTGGGTGTCGTTTCACCTAAAAACTTTGAAGACCTATCTGATTCATTGGGCGTTGTTTCACCTAAAAACTTTGAAGACCTATCTGATTCATTGGGTGTTGTTTCACCTAAAAACTTAGAACTTCTATCTGATTCGTTAGGTGTTGTCTCACCTAAGAAGTTTTGTGCAAATTTAAACTCTTTAGGAGTTGTCTCACCTAAAAACTTTTGTGTAAACTTAAACTCTTTTGCTTCAGTCTCACCTTTAAACTTTTCTGTCTGATTTGCAAGTGTAGGGTTTGTTTCACCTTTAAACTTTTCTGTCTGATTTGCAAGTGTAGGGTTTGTTTCACCTTTAAACTTTTCTGTCTGATTAACAAGTGTTGGGTCGGTTTGTCCTTTGAACTTATCACCTTGTGTTACTTCATTTGCTTCAGTCTCACCCTTGAACTTATCACCTTGTGTTACTTTATTCTGAGAAGTACCTACTTTTTCAGGAGTTTGTCTTGAATATTGTACATCATTTTTTGTTTTTATTTTATCAGTTAATGGTACAGTATTAAACGCAGAAGGTTCTATTCTTGCTTTTACTTCAAGAGGTTCACTTTTTGGCTTTCTGTAATCACCAAGATTTGATTTTAAGTCTTTTAACGACATTATGTTCCTCTACTTTGTCTTGTTCTCTGTGTTCTTGATATTTCACTAACTACTTTATTATCAAATACTATTTGTATTGGTTGACTCTTTATGTCAGCTCTCAACAATTTAAGTTCTTCTAATAATGGGTCACTTTCACCACCACCACCTGCGGTTGCACCACCACCATCGTCACCACCTGCTCCAAATGCTCCTGCAATCATTGGTAACATAAGTCCTAATGCGAATACTGTTCCAAGGAATGGTGTTATCATCAATAGACCCATTGCGAATGGCATCATCGCCAATCCTACTGCCGCAAGTCCTGCCGCCAAGGAAAGTAAACCTGGTGCGACTAACACTAATTGACTTAATCCTGCGGCTAATGCGGATATTGCTGGAACTGCTGCAATCAATATCATAGATGCGAGTCCAAATGCAAGAATACCCGGCGTTGCGTAAAGTAATCCAAGACCCAATGCCAACATACCAATACCAAGTAAACTTAATATAGCGGTTAATGGTATTAATGCGGGAGCAATCATAATCAGACCCATTAAGGATTCTGTAAGATTACCCATCATTTCAAATCCTTTAGCAATTTCTTGTATTGCGTATCCAAGAACTAATAATGCTGCGGCTATAATTAACATTGCGGCTGCACCTGCGAGAATCGCAACTGCCCCAACACCACTCATCATTATTGCACCTACCAATGCCAATGCACCTACTAATGCTAACATGGATACAACTGCCATACCAATAGCTTTCCACTCTACCTTCATAAATTCTTGTACTGCTTTTGCGAATACAAATACGGCTGCCGCTACAAGTAATAATGCCGCACCACCTGCGAGTAGTTTCTTGGCGTCAATACCTTGAACTGCCTTAGTCATACCACTCATTCCTTTACCACCGCCTGATTTTAATTTTGGTGTTTTTGGTGTTTTTGCTTTAGGTCCACCACTACCTGGTGCACCACTAAAGAAACTCTTACCACCTAATTTGTTCATTATACCATATTGTATAATCATTGAAGCAAGTTGTTTTCCTGTTTCCATTAAACCTTGCCCCATACTGGTAGCTCCTGCGGATAGGAATCCGTAAACTTTTGCACCTTTTTCACCAAACTTTGATTGTAACTCTGCGTTCTTTTCTTGAGTCTGTAACATATTACCCAACTCATCTGCAGACATTCCAATTGCGTCAGCATATATCTGTTGTTGTTTACGACCCATTTTACCAAAGTCTGCCGCAGATACACCTGCGTCATTTATAGCCTTCATCATCATTTCAGCACCCTTGGCTTGGTCACCGAATTGCATTTCAGCCGCAGCTGCGGTCATAGCTTGTTGGTCAGGTAACATTTCACCTAATCCAAATGCTCTTGCTTTCATCTGTTTTTGGATACTACCTTCTATATCTAACATATTGTCAGATACCGCATTTAGTTTATCCATTGACATTCCTTGTTTAACAAGTTCTGCTGATTTTTTTGCTAATACTTTAATTTCTTCTTTTGACATTCCCAACATTTGGTTTTGTTGACTTGCCATATCCTTTAAAACTGCGGATGCGTTGACACCGACACCACTTGCGATGTCTTTTATCTCAGATGTCATATCACTTGCGTCAGCACCTGCTTGTTCAAATATTTGTTGCATTGCGACTGCACCAGCACCATCACCTAATAAGTTGGATAGTTCTGCTACATCTTTTAATGTTTCTGAGTTTATGTGTTGAGTTGTTCCAAATGCGTCACTCATTGCCGTTGCAGCTGCTGCCGCATCTTCTGCACTTACTGTTAGTGAGAACATCGATGCACCTTGAATACTTGAAGCTAATCCTGCTGCTTCATTTGCTGATAGACCCATTGTCTTATATAAATCCAATGCAGTATCATAAGTTCCAGTAAATGCTTCTTTTGCTGCACCAATACCTTCAGTAAATGCTTTTGCACCAAGAGCCATTACACCACCTGCCATAAACAAGTCTGCAAGTTCTGATGAGTATCCTAATGATTCTTTTAATTTATCGTTTTGGTCTTTAAGTAAATCTTCGTATTCTTTTGCTTTGTCTACTTGTTTTTGAACTTCTACTTCTTTCTTTTTTTCAATATCAAGAAGTTTAATTTGAGAGTCTAATTGTGCTAATAATCCTTTATTTAGGAATTTACCACTCTTTACAGTTTCTTCTATATAGTCTTTTCTAGCTTCAACTGCTGCGTTTAGTTTATCGGCGGCACTTGTTTGTGATTTAAGATTGTCTGCTAATTTTGAGGCAAACTCATTTGCAGCCTTGGTATTCTTTCCTGCTTTACCAAGAATGTCGGCTAATTCATTGGCGTAATTTCTAGCGCCAAGAAATGACTCTTCAATCTTTTTATAATCATCTGCCATTTAGAACCCTAAAGTTATTTAATTCCGAATGTTTGTTTCATCCCAGGAGGAACTTTATCCAAAGAACCATATGTTTGGATAAGTATCTTCTCTTGTTCTGAACTCATGTCTTTCACTTTTTGTTTAGACCTTTCAATGTCTTTTTCAATCTGTTTAAGTTTGTTATCGGTTTTAGCCTTTTCTATTCTGTGAAAGATTCTATCAATAAAACCCTCATCTACTCCTTTGGAAGATAAGACCTCTCTTAATTTAGTTGCTTTGATGGTTTTCATATAATATCCCTTTGTTATATTCTATAAATATGTAAAAACCCAACAAATATGTCGGGTTCTTATACTACTATTATTTTCTTGGTGTTTTTGACTTGATTTTTCTCATTTCTTTATCATGTGCCTTTTTTTCTTCTTGTTTGAATTCTATTATCTTACCGATATAGAAGTTTCTCGCCCAAACAGGCATATTGTAGACATCGGTGTGACTAAACCCACCATTTCCATGATATATGAGGTCAAAAATTTGAGAATGTAAATGCTTTCTATAATCACTCGGAAGGCCAAAAAAACCCGACATCCATAGGCAGTTGCATTTCTCTCTCTTCCCCGGTCTCCTCAGATACAAATTCAAATGTTAAATCAATATCGGGAACACTTTGGTTGATATACGCTCTGAGTGCCTTTGAATCTACTGCGAATAATTCATTGTCCACGAAATGATTGATGTCTTTTTGGTCATCTGACCCATCTACTGAAAGAATCATATTTTTCATTCTTGTAGTTAACTCTCTTGAAGTCATGTCTTTTAATTTACGATTTGCCTTCTTAATTGCTTCTACTTGATGTTTAACTTTTCTTTCTTTAGATTCGGTCATCGCCATAAAGGTAACCTTTCTCTTTGAGGTTGGTAAAGTGAATTCGAACTCATTTTTATGTGGTTCTACTTGATTTTCACCCTCATAATCCTTATTTTGGAATTGAGTAAGGTCGATGTTTTCTTTTTGCTTTGTACCTGGCATAGTTGGGTCGTCAATTTCAACCTTATACTCTTTACCATACCCAAGTACTCTTGCAGCAATCATAATTGCGTTTTTATCACCTGTAACTAAATCTATGTATTTAATTGTTTCACCATCACCATTACCAACGATTAATGACTGAAATAATCTGTCTAAAACAGTTCCGTCTTTAATATATGATTGTGTGGTTAGGATATCTTCCTCTTTTGCGGTCATATACTTCATTTCAACCTTTCCACTTGATAGTGGGTTGTCTTTTGGGTATATAAGTCCTTTTGAGGGTAAATCTATAACTTCCGTAGGGAACTTATAGTCACGAACTTCTCTTTGTTCGTGGTCTTTGATAGCTTTTTGTACCATATCCTTGTCGGAAACTGGGTACTCATCTTCTAATCGTTCTTTTGCCATAATAAAACTCGTTTTATATCTTTTTTTGTTGTACTGTACTATAATATATATGTAACTGGACTATTATTAATACAAAAAGTCTCAAAATTGTTTTAATAATGAGACTTTAAGATTTTAAAATAGATTTTGGATTATCCCCAAGTATAACTACCTTCGGTTCCTGTTAGTGTAGTTACACCACATTCAAATCCATCTGGTAAATCACCATCATAGGTAATTTTTTCTCTTCCACCATAATCGAAGCCATTAATTGGGAGTCCCCAATCTTCATTTGCTTCTTTGATTGTAAAATGTGTTGCAGCTTCTTCACCATTGTCCTTGTCTTCCCAAGTACAATATGAATCATCACCAATCCACTCGACAATATTGTCTTCAATTCTTTTAACTATTAATTTTGCCATATCTTCTCTCCTTTTTGGTTAACCTTTAATAAATATGTAAATTAAATTAAAAAACCCACCTTATGGGGTGGGTTTCTTGTTTCAATTTTTATTACAATCCGTATTTAGTATTGTAGTATTGCGTAATCGTAAGTAAGTGTCATTTCTACTGTTGCCAAATCTTCTCCTGCATAATCCATGTCTGAGAAATTAGCTGATTGAATGTATGCACCTTTAAGTGTCCACTCTTCTACTTTATCACCAACAGGACCCAAACTGTTAAATGTGATATCTTTCTTATAGAAATCAGAGTATCCATCTCTACCTGTTACAGATTCATGATGTAGTCTTACCCACTCCATTACTGCTTGTGCAGCGGAAGGTACGACTGGGTCGTATAAAGTGATTGCTAAATCTTGCCACTCAGAACGACCTTTTACATATCTTCTAACATTGATATGGTCGATGGTAACTTTACCATTGTTTATTTCTGGTCTGGCTGCCGTTTTCACCAAGTATGCAGGAATTCCTTCGATGTACATGATGAACCTATTTGACATTTTAGGTTCAAAGTTGGTGAACATTATTTCATTTGGGTCTAATAATTGTGCCATTTAATTCTCCGTTTTCTCTTTCTAATAAATAGTCTTTATTTTATTTTTTATTCAGGGAACGCTGCGCCAGTTGGAAGTACATTGAAATCAAGTACTATAAACTCTGCAGTTTTCGCTGGTTGAATAAAGATTTCTCCTTTTAAGATGTTTCTATCTATAATATCGGGTGTATTGTTTGATTCGTCCATAATAACTCGGAATGCGTAAAGACCTTGTCTTTGTTGTACTGATTCTAAGTAAGGGTTAACTATACTTAGGAATCTGTTTCTTGTTGCTGCCGTATTATTTTCGAACAATAAATACCTTGAAGATGATGCGATGAACTTCTTCAATGCGATTAGTAATCTTCTTACATTAATTCTGTCAAGAGCTGAAGGTCTAGCTTGAAGTGTCTTCTGACCAAATACCGTAGCACCTTGTCCAGGGAATGTAGCGATTGGGTTAATTCTATTTTCGTATAATGTATCTCTCTCGTCATGAGTCAATCTTGACTTAACTTCGATTACATTTGATAAACCACCTCTATTTAAACCTGCGGGTGCGAACCATGGTTCAGCAACTGCGTCATTAAATGCGATAACACCTGGTAATACAACACTTGGTGGTACCCAGACTGGTTTATTTTTGTCTGTATCAAGAATCTTACACCATGGGTGATAAGTTCCGACATAGTTTGAATCGAATGAACTTAGTGAGTTAACTACTGTTGAGATTGAATCTGTGTAAGAACCTGCGTCCATTACGAAGAATGCATCTTGTCTGTCTTCACACATATCTTTTGCAAAAGTAGTTACTGAAGAGTGTAGTCTATTGATTACACCTGGTAATACTAATAGGTTCATATCATATTCATCAGGATTTGACATTGCGCTAATAGCTTTTCTCATTGCGATTGTACCACCTGCGGTTGCTGATGATAAATCCAATCCTTGCATATTACCTGCAACAATGTTTGTTCCTGTTAGTACTGTTCTGTTTGGTGCGAATCCATCGAACCCACCTTGGAATGGTACTAAGAATTTTTTATTGTCTATAAGACCATCGTTTAGTGCAATTGCTGCTCCATTAGAAGTACATTGACTTAATAAGAACTTAGTTCCAACAGTTTCAGAACTTGAGTCTGGAATTGGGTTTAAGTAGTTTAAGTTATCTGTATTTGTAAAGTCGAATGAATAACCTAAGAATGCTCTTTTGTTAAATTCATTTGCAATTGACTGGTCTGTTACATATGTAGGACTTGGTAAATTATGTCCACTATGTATAGGTGACTTAACTGCTGCGAATCCGAAAGGAACAAGACTTGCATCAAGTGCTCCACCATCCATATCACTATTTACTTCTACTCTAATGTTTACAGATGCGTTTGGATAATCCCCATTTGAAGTAACTTTACCATTGTTATCAACAGTAATATACTTGTCACCAATAACTCTTTTAATGTAGTTAGGTGAATTAGGGTCTAAGTTAAGTCCACTAAATTCTTCTATAATACTTGGTCTAACATCACTATCTTGAACAGTTTGACCAAATATAGAATTAGCAATTTTAGAAGTATCTACTCTTCGTAGGATAACACTAAATGTTCCGTACTCAGAACCAGGAACTTCATTTGCTGGTTTAATATCTCTAATACCAATTTTAAATTCGTAGTTTGTCGAAGTACCATGTGACAATGTGTGGAATCTAAATAAGTTTTTACTTGTACCTGATACATCTTGTGATATGATGAAAGGTGTTGAAGCTTCTTGGTATGCTTTTGTATAGTCAGTTTTTCTAAATGTATCAACTTCTACATTACAATTAGGGTCAGCTGCGAAAGATGACGATTGGAATGAATTGAAGTTCATATATAGGTAACCAAATTCCGAACCATTTTTAGGAGATGAACCAAGTGTTTTTCCAATGTAGTTTACTGCGCTTGGGTCTAATGATGCGGTTGCTATTGCAAGTACTGCTGACTCTGATAAACCTGTTACTGCACCCGATGCACTCATATAAAGTGCGAAGTTAGATGCCGAAACATCTGGTGTTGGTGAAGCTGCTGAACCACTCAAGTTTGTTACAAGTGACCTATCAAATGAACCTGTTGAGTTTGCAACACCACCGAAAGGTACTTTTGTAGTAGGGTGAATTACTGCTGCTACTGAACCACTAATCTTTAATACTAAAGGTTCAACAGTATAACCACTCTGTCCTAATACTCTTACGATAGTCGCAGTTCCTGCGTCTTCTAAATATGATTGTGCAGTATAAGGTAGGTATGAATCTTCTGTCAAACCACCAAATACTTGTTGAAATTCTTGAAAGGACTCTACCTGTGTTGGTACGAATGCAGGCCCCTTTATACTTTGTCCTATAAGTGCCGCACCTATCTCTCCTATACCTTGTGGTAAGAATGAGAGGTCTTTTTCTCTTGTGAATACACCTGGACTAACAATTCTTTCTGCCATTATTTTCTCCTAAATTAAATCTTTGGGTTTACCTTTATATAAATACTCCAAAAATTTCCAAAACGAATACTTATTTGTTAGGTGTGAAAGTATTTGTAGCCACATCGTAAGTTCCCTCACCATATTTAGCTCTCAACTCCACACTTAATTCTCTTTCCTCGTTGGATAATTCTCTGTAAGATTCCATCAAAGTGTTCTTTTCAAGTTTCATTTCATTGAATTGGGCTTCCATGTTTTGAATACCAATTTCAATCTCACCTAACCTTGATGTAATTGATAGAGTTTTACTTTGAATTTCCGTAATTTTTTTAACTTCTTCTTCCGAAAAACTTTTTATTTCTTTTTCTGCCATAACATATTAATTTTATTTACTACACTTATAAATATGGAAAAATTATTCATTACCACTCTTTTTAGAGATTTTAATGCCAGAAAGACTTGGGTCTTCTGAAAATGAAACTTTTCCAATCGATACTGTTCGTTTAGTATTGTTGTTTAGTCCGACATATTCTGGAACGATATAAGCCTTAGTTACTAAAGATATTGTTGCTTTAGTAATTCTATCTTGACCCATCTCGGACATTGTTTCAAATGAGTAAGAATCACCTTTTATTACAAACTTATATCTTTCACCAAAAGAACGACCTTGGAAAAATACAATTTGCTCTACAACTTTGTTAACTTGTTCCATATAGTCACACCAAACTATCACTTCATATTGTAAATCAACATAATCAGGTCTTTCAACTGACATAAATTCTTTCTTTGGATTTTCTCCTGTCAGTATTGCAAATTGGTCGTACTTATTAAGTTTATTGTACTTTCTTTCAAAGAACTGATGTGTATCTTCGTTTTGTGCAACTTTTAATTTTGCTAAATCGGTGTTTACTGATAGATTATCTCTTTTAAAAACAATAACGGGAGTTAACATCATTCCGTTTTCGTCTCTCATAAACCCATCTCGTTGTGCACTTGCCCACTTTTCAGGTGATGCATACATTACAGGAACAGGATAAAATCTTCCATCATCCTCAACAGTTGGTCTTACATCCTTTTCTAAAAAGTTTTTAAATGCAGAATCGATATCGTAAATACCAACACTTACATTTTTTACATTATCCTTATCCCTTCTATACTGCTTTGCTTTATTTAATATAGGGTCAGGTGATGTAGAAGATTGTGTTTGTATAATCTGAGGTTTCGAGTTGTCTGTATTTCTGTATTTAGTTGCCATCGTTTATAGTCCCATTGGTACTTCGTTATCATTTTGGTTTGAATTACCGAATCTTGTTTCTACTAATTTAATACTTGTTTGTCTTGTAACATGACTATCACATATAATAGATACATTTAAACCTTGAGCATCACCACCATCCCAATACTGAGGATTCTTTCCTGCAAAGTATTGATATGAGTATGATGCGTCTATTAGATGATATTCATTATTCCATTGTACAATATCACCAACTGCAGGTACTAAATCTTTTTCTTTTAATGTATCTCTTAAAAACTTAAACTGAACTTCACGAGAATATGATTGTCCAAACTCATCAGATATTTGTGCTGCTTGATTTCTTTCTACTAAACATGGTATTTTTATTGGATTGTGAAATACTTTATTGTCACCCTCACCATATAAATTAGATTTGGTTTCAGTAATCGCAACCATATAGTAATACACTTCTGTATCAATTATATCATTAATGAGTTCTTTGTTCAATTTATTAAACAAACTCATATCTCTTTGTCCACCGAACAATGCCATAAATTACCCTATAAAAATTGGTCTTGGTACTCTGTTTAAAGTTTCCTCTAAGTATTCAGACTCTTCTTTTTTTGCTTCCATTAATGCTCTACGAGAAGTTGATTCTAACATTTCTTTCAAGTCAGTTAACAAAGTTTCTTTTTCAGCCGAAGCTTCATTTCTTAAATCAGACCCATCAAGTGTTACATCTGCACCTGGTATAGGAATAGAACTAAATTTAGCTCTGATAGCACCTAACATTTCTTTTGCTAATGCCAATGCGTATCGTGCAATCCATTGTTTACCTGCACTATTGATATTAGTATATGTTAATCTTCCAAATGGTGCGTTTGATAAATCACTTACAACATTTGAATTTGCAATTGGTGATTTACTTTCACTTTCTAATGTATAATCGAAATATACTTTTGCACCTGTATCTTTTCCTTGAGGGAATGGATATAATCTAATTCGTTGTCCATCTATATGGAATCCATATGATGATTTTCTAATATAATCATTAAATTCAATTGCTTGTAATCTTAATAAGTCATCAAACATTGGTTGCATCATGAATGAAACACCTGGCGAGTAATTACCCCATCCAAAAGTTTCTAACATTTGCTGAGAACCTAATCCTGTTCCGATGAATGGGTCAAAGTATCTTATGATTGCTGGTGGTTGTGTATGGAATACTCGTCTAAGTACGATACCATCATTTACTGAACCATTTTCTAAGTTCACCACATTTGCATCAGATAAATCATAAATTTGTTTACCTGCCACCATTTCAAAAGAACCTGTATATACTGTTACTCGTCCACCACTTAATGCTTCAGTACCATAATCTTTTGCTATACTAACCATACCATTTAGATTTGGTGCAATCTCAGTATCAGACAAATCAGTACCTAAAGCAGTACCTTGTATTGACAACATATTTTCTTTTGCTCTGTATTGATTTACTTGTGAAGAGTATTCGTTAGCTGCTTCTTCAAGACAAGTAAAAAAGTTTATATCTTGCAACTCGACATCTACGATTGGGTATCCCAATCTCTTCGCACACCATTCTGCTACTTTCGGAGCGTCATTCTGAAATTGAGTATCAGAATCAAAGAATCCGAAAGGAGTTGATGAACCACTTGAAAATGAACCTGAACCAGGCCATATTGGAATGTTTACTGCCATTTAATTCTCCTCTATGTATATAAATATGGAAATAATTAGCTTTCCCTATTTTCCATGAACGAAACTACAATATAACGAGTACCTTTAGTGGTTGCACGCGCTCCATGCTTATGAGTTATATTGCCAGGATGTAATGTTGCGTAACCAATTGGATTTTTTACTAACTTCTTTTGTCTTCTGAACCAAGTACCACCACCTTCGTATTCATCTAAATCTGATAGTTGTACTAAACAAGTAATATCTGCCCTATCGTGATGTATTCCCAAGTGTCCTTGTGCAGTTGGTATATATTTTGCTAAAAAGTTTTCGGAACTCATACTATCCCATCCTTTACCTTCTAACGCCCATAAATATACTGCAACTTGCATAACATAGTCTTTCAATACATCATTATATATCTCGTCCATTCCAATTTCTGTTATCAACATATCAGTTGTTGGGTAATTTTCATGTCGGTCAAAAGTCCATCTATTAGAATGTTCGGCTTCTTCTCTAATCATTTTACAAAATTCTTCAGTAAATAAAGGAAATTGAAAACAACTATCAAATGGTTCGTCTACTATCAAATCCCATTCCTTTGTACGAGCTGAATATGATATGAATTTTTTTGTCCACTCATCTTTGTTGTCCCAATATGTGTATAGTTCTGGATGAAGTTTTTCAAATCCAAAATCTTCTGGCGGAGTAAATCCTCTTGCCTCATCTGGTAACTTATCATTCACCAAATTATACCACTCTACATATCTGTCACTCCAATTTTGTTTTCTTGCAAATTGTTCAGCACTATCTAACAACTTCTTGTGTTCTTTTGCTTGTTGACTTGAAAAAGCAAATGCTGCGATAAATGTATATCGCATAAGGCCTGTATTTTTATTTTCCCATTTGTAGTTATCAGGGGAACTATCATCAAATGGAGTTTCACCTGACTCATGAGTATGTGAACTTATTAATGTACTTTTATTATCGAGTAAGTGTTTTAAATTACCTGTATCAGATGATAGAAGTTTAACTCTACCCATCATCATTTCAAGAGCAGTTATACAATATGTTTCAGGATACTGAGATGGGTAAATCCACCACTCAGAAGATTTAATTTGTTTGTATAACTCAGATGGATTTAGTGAACCTAAATAATGTACATCAAAGTCTCTTTCATAAGTTGGGTAATCTTTTTTTATTCGTTCTAAAGTGTCCCAATCATTAGTATAAGGTGGTGATGCAACCCACAAAGTTAAATTAGGATTAATGTTTTTTAAATCATCCCAAATATTTAACAGATTCCACAATCCTCTATCAGGTCCAGATGTGTAAATTACTTTGTCTTTAAATTTTTCTTGTTGGATGGAATCAAAGTCGGATGGGTTTATAGCATTTCCTATAACTTTAACCTTTTCAGAGTTTAAATTATATTTTTTCACTAATTGACCCTTTTGCCACTCTGATACTGCGATTATATTTGTTAATTTAGGATGGTTTAGATAATCTACTCCATCATTTGGAAGAGTCTCACCATTATACCATGAATAGAACTCTAAATTATGTATCCAAAAGTAAGAACTATCGAATGTTATATTTTTATCTTCTAAAACTTTAAAGTAATGAATGTAATTTGATGCAATAACAACATCAAAGTGTTGATTGTTATCAATATTGTCATAATCAATAAATTTTAGATTATTTGTTTGACTATTTGAAACTTCACCTGTAATTATTACCTCGTGACCTTTCTTTTCAAACTCTTTAGCTAAGTTAATGACGCAATATTCAGAACCACCCATACCTTTTTGTTTTAGTATGGTGTCATTAATTGGTTCGTTTTGATATCCTACTGTAAATAAAACTCTCATATCTATTCTACTATATAATTAACAAATTCTTCGTTTTTACCATATCTGTCATAATCTCTATAACTGATATCTTTTATTGAATGGTTTTTTTCATAATCCCACATCCAATCTTCTTTTCCTAATTCCTCAAATCTATCCTTTATTTGAGTATCATAATAATCTCTAATTAACCTTGCTCTTCGGTTAATATCAACTCTATTGTTGTCAACAGTAGAGTCTCCATTATTATATTGTACATATAACATTTTTTTAAGATGAATAAATTTAGTTTCTAAAAATGTTTTAATAATTAATTCTAAATCATCTGCGACTGAAATATTTCTATTGTGTCCTCTGATTTTATGATACACATCTCGATTCCAAACTCTACAATGGTTTGGCATCCCAATATTAAATCTAATTGTTTTTGGATTTATTTCAGGATAATGATGTACTAACCACTCTTTATCATCAATCTCTTGCCAAGTATGACCTGCGTAACCCCATACAAATCCATTCTCAGAATGACCATACCAATCATCACCTATGTAACCATATATTCTCGGTGAATTATCCTTTTCAACTTCAGTTACATCTGTATAAATAAATCCAGCATCTGTATGTTTCTTACTTGCATCAAGAACATCTTCTAAACAAGTTGATATTAACCAATCATCGTGGTCTAATTCAAATAACCACTCACCATTACATAACATTGCCGCTCTATGTTTAGCCTCACCAACATTTCCACCTGATATTGGTGATATTCTATATGGTTTTACCCTATAATCTAATTTAGCTATATGATTTATCATTTGCCAAGTTAAATGATGGTCTTCTGGTGAATCATCTACCACAACCCACTCCCAATTCTGATATGTTTGTTCTAATAGAGATTTGTATGTTCTAAATATTCTATTTTCAGTTTTATATGTTGGAGTGAATACTGATAATAGTGGTGAATCTTCATTACTATAAACTCTATTTGATTCACATGACCAAAAAGTTGACTGACAAACTACATCATTCGCTATTACATTATCAGGATAAATTTCTTCTGCATTAACTATCTTAGATTTTACAATATCATCGGTTACATTTTGTAATTCCGATGGAATTTCACCTATTACATAAATAATATCAGCTTTATGTTTGGATAAATGTGATTTCCAATTTTTAGCATCTCTGTATGAATAAATTACAACATTTTCGAATAAATCTTCTTCGTGATAGATGTCGGATGTTAATTCGTATTTACCAAATCGTTTCCAACCATATACTAATGCCGTTGGTAAAGTAGTCTTTTGCATATCTTATCTGTAAGGTTCACCACCAACCCATAAAACAAATGATTTTCGTATACCACTTGTTACGGGAGTTACTCTATGTAAATAAAATGAAGGAAATATAATCGCTGCTCCTTTTTTAGAAGGTGCAGTCAATTCTTTTCCAATATTAAATTGTAAGTCACCACCTTCGTATTCATTTGAATCTGAAAGTTGTACTGTTACTGATATTTTTCTTTGATTTTGTATCTCTATACCACAATCCATATGCCAATCATACCCACCTTCTTGACTTCCATAATATTCAGTATATTGAATTGATTCATTCATAGTAGATAAATCAAACTTCCACATTTTTTGATTTGATTCTACAATCATATTGTGAAGTTTTTCATAAACCCATCCCCATTCTTGATTTTGAGGACACCATTTTACTCTTGATTTTCTATAATCTGATTTTTTTGATGATTCACCTTCACCTGTTGCTGCATCTTCAAATGGAAGGAGTTTGGTCATTTGTTCTATTTGACTTAATTCAGTTGAATCAAACCCATCTGCGAACCAATAATAATCTGTGAAATTTACATCCCATCTATGAGGGTTTCTATCGAATCCAAAATTTGCTCTCATAACTTTTTTAATGTTTGTATATAAATATGAAAAATAATTTAGTAAAAGCTACCACTATGTACAGACCTTATGATATAGACATCATCACCTGAAGACCATCCATTTGGTTTAAATGTTAGTATACCACCTTGAACTTCAAAATATCCTAAACCACTCATCGAAGCCCCTTGAGCACCAATTACACCTTTTACACCTTGAACACCCGTATTACCTTTAACGCCAGTACGACCACCTGAGCCAGTTGCACCTTTATTACCTGCATTACCTTGAGCACCTTGAACACCACCACCACCTGTTGTACCTTTAGAACCTTTATCGCCTGAATTACCTGTTTTACCTTTTAGACCTTGTAAACCTACTGCGCCTGTATTACCTTTATCACCTGCGAGGCCTGTATTCCCTTTAATACCCGTTCTACCGCCAGAGCCAGTTGCACCTTTATTACCTGCATCACCTTGAGCTCCAACTGCACCTTGGTTTCCTGTATTACCTTTAGAACCCTTATCGCCTGCATCACCTTGAGCTCCAACTGCACCTTGTAAGCCCGTTGCACCCGTATTACCTTTATCACCTGCTACGCCTGTATTACCTTTTACACCAGTACGACCACCTGAACCAGTTGCACCTTTATTACCTGCATCACCTTGAGCTCCAACTGCACCTTGATTACCTTGGTTACCTTTTGCACCTTTATTACCTGCGAGGCCGGTATTACCTTTATTTCCTTTAACACCTTGGTTACCAGTATTTCCTTTATTACCTGCATCACCTTGAGGACCTGTTGCACCTTTTACACCTGTTCTACCACCTGAGCCAGTAACACCTTTATTACCTGCAGCACCTTGAGCACCAAGTAGACCTTGATTACCAGTATTTCCTTTAGAACCCTTATCGCCTGAGTTACCTGTTTTACCTTTTAGACCTTGTAAACCTACTGCGCCTGTATTACCTTTGTTTCCGGCAACACCCGTATTACCTTTTACACCTGTTCTACCACCTGAGCCAGTAGCACCTTTATTACCTGCATTACCCTTAGTACCTTTATCACCTTGGTTACCAGTATCTCCTTTAGCACCTTTATCACCTGCGAGGCCTGTATTACCTTTTAGACCTTGTAAACCTACTGCGCCTGTATTACCTTTGTTACCTGCATCGCCAGTATTACCTTTTACACCTGTTCTACCAGTTGAGCCAGTAGCACCTTTATTACCTGCATCACCTTGAGCTCCAATTGCACCTTGTAAACCTACTGCGCCAGTATTTCCTTTAGAACCTTTATCGCCTGAATTACCTGTTTTACCTTTTAGACCTTGTAAGCCCGTTGCACCCGTATTACCTTTATTACCTGCGAGGCCTGTATTCCCTT